CACTGGCAGCTACATTTTCTTTTGTTTTGTCTGTCATAACAGTTTTAATAAAATAATTATTAATAGATTAAACAATAAATGGGAGATAACTTGGTTTAAGTTATCCCCCACTATCTAAATCTTTAGAATCTTCAAGAGTACAATCTATTAATCCTTTTATCCGCGACGAATAGGCTCAGCGTCCTCTACGAAAGTAACAGGATAAATAGTAACATCAACATTCTTATAACCATTGAAGTAAGGTACTACTTGACCACCATCAAGGTCAACAGAGAATACACGATTAACAGTACTATCATTTTCACCTAAATCAGCCTTAAGCGACTTCCAAATAGAAGTATCTGTGAAACCAAGTTGACAACCAACACCAGTAGCCTTAGAAGTAGTTGCAGTCTTAGAACCACTATATACATGATACTTAGGTGATTCAACATCGTCAACAGTAATTGCTGCAATAAGTTCTTCATCAGTTGCATCAGGATCACCTACACGCTCCATAAGAGCATCACGGTTAGCCTTAAGAATAGCTTCTGCGTTCTTAGCAATAAATTCTTTCTTTTCAACTTCAGTAAAACGCTGAGCAGCAAGAATAGGATTACCCTTAGAATCATAAGTAGCTTCACCCTTAGCAATGTACCACTCTGTGAAAGCTGCAAGAACTTCCTCCTGACCCTCACGAGTATCAAGGTCAAGACCTTTTTCTTTAGCAAATTCAACAATAGCATCAAGACGCTGAGCAATTGCACTTTCAACACCTGCAATGTTATTCAAGAACATAACGTTCTCACCAACAGCGATACCAAGAGCTTTAGAAACAGGGCTGGTAATAGTAAATTTACCTTCTGTAGTATTAACGATAAGCTGAGGTGCAGCATTAACCGTTGCTGACTTCTGACCTGCTACTACTGCCTGAACTCCAAAAGATACTTTGTTACCTAATTTCATAATTGTAAAATTTAAATGTTAAATAATTAGTTTATAATATAGTATAACACTATGTTTAATATTAGTTTGACCTCTAAGAAGTTAAGCAATAACTTCTTCTACTTCTGTATAATCCGTTGGGTCAAGGTCATGTCCCATCGTGATTTTAAGTTCTCCACTTTCCATAACACCCATTAGAACATCAGATGCAATATCTCTTGCTCCATAGGTAAAAGCGCGATGTCCAATAAGAATACGAGCATACTTAAGATAAGTATCTTTTTTAAAGAAATCAGCAGCTTGTGCTTCACTATAAGAAAAATGACTTGTAGCTGTTGTTACAACTTCTTTACCATTAATCTGTCTATATCTTGTAAACTCATATTCAGTCACAAAATCAATAGGTTGTGCAGGAATCCTAATAATAGGAAATTTACCCTCATTTGCAAGTTTAAGAGCATGAGTTTTATTAACAGCAATCTCACACTTATTAGAAACTTGAAATTCATTATAAGTATTACCTTTAAGGTCTTGATACCATTTAACAGGATAAACACCTACACTATCACCTTTAGTATTATCAAGTGCTTCTTTAGCAGTACGACATTTAACACAATAATCTGGAAGTTGTGTTTCAAGATAAACAGTATTGCCGTCAGTATATTGATACTGAGGAGTATAATCTTTAGTACATTTCCAAACTACCCCTGCCCTCGACAATAATGCTTTAACTATATGAATATCAACACCAGTTTTACCATTAATAACATGTATATGTTCAATACATGTTGTAAAAGGTAGTTGCATATCTTGAGCGCGAGCAAGAATGGCAAGACCATCAGCAACACTCTTAATACCGCCTTTGTCACTTCCCATAAACTTCTTTAGGAATATCTCAGCTTGTGCTAAGTTTTCTTCTTTAAGAAGATTAAGAGCAGTAAAACCAACATTGACTTCATTATGTCTTTCAACTAATGAATGACTATTAGCATCTTGATTTGTTTTAAGTTTGTCCATATAATTCAAAGAACGATAATTTTATAATCATGTTGCAAATATAAGAAGAATAATTTAATCTGCAATAATAAAATCAGAAAAATTATCATCAGTTTCACTATTTTTAATATTACTACTACAAATACTTAAATCTCTATCTCTTAATACTTTTTCCTCCTGCGTACCTTTTATATATAGATAGTCCACATTTAACGCAGGTGGCAGTAAAAGTTTGTCGAGTCTGTATAGATAAGCTTTTATATCCGAACACAATGGAGAAGAAATTAAAATCCTATCTATTTTTACATCAAGTTCTTTATCTGGAGCATTATTAGTAGAAAGAACTCTAATAGTACCACGTTCAAACAATTCAACATTAAGTCGTTTTTGAGCAGTAGCAGCCATCATTTTTCTTTCACCTTTATGCTTTCCACTCTTAATATAAATAGGATTTCCATCTACATCAACAGCAGGTACTGATTCAACACTATTGTGATAATCACCACAAATAATGTTTTCAGACATAGTATTTAAATAATCAGTAATCTTTTTAGCAAAACTACTATTTCTACTAATTATAAGAATCTTCTCATCAGTATGTTCGTTGACATAGTTAAGTATTGTATCAAGTTTAATATTATTAGATGCAATAAGATTTTGTCTATTACGTATAACTTCATATGTCATAGAAGCACGTTCTCTAATACTAATAGGATTATATAAACTATCAATTTGTCTATTATATTCAATAGACATATCTAATGTTTCATTCCAACCATTATCAGATGCAATTCTATTACATACTTGAGCAGCAGAGATATTCAAAGATGAATTACCATAACAAGCTTCTTTAATACAATCAAATGTACCAAATATATTAAGACTTGTAGTAATATATTCATCGTAATATTTAAGAAGTTTATAATCTTCACTATCTTCAGGAATAGTAAGGCCAACACACATTTCCTTTACGGGGGTGCTAACACGAACTGCTTGCATTTGTTCATCTGTGAAACAATCAAGAACAGGAGCTTCTTTATAAACAAAAGCAGTATCTTCTGAAGTAGACATAAGACTATTAATAACAACAAGTCTGAACTTACTACTAACAAAACTACTCTTAACATTTCCACCAAGTTCACTAAGTTTATATATAATACAAAACATAGGTCTTTCTGTGAAAGTAGAATTATTAATAAAATCAGCAGTTAAGACTTTAATAGTTTTACTATCAAGTAACTTCTTAAATTCAGCATTGTTTTCTTCCTCATTTTCTTGATGAGTTAAAAACTCTACTAAATCAATTCTTTCGTTAAATGTTTCAACAATAATAAGAGTTTTACAAGTAGGTGACCTACTATAAACTCGTTGAAGAATACCTAAAACAAGAATTTTGCTATTAAGTTTAGATGGAACAAAAGCAGTTCCTACACCTTTTTTATTGCGCCATTCTTGAATAGCATTTTCAAACAGTTGTCCAAGTTCGTTCATAATAGTTATTTAATCTGTTTCATCAAACAATGTAAGAAAATCATTTCCATACTTTTTCAAAAGAGCTTTACCACTTTTAGTTCCTTTAATAGGATTAGCTTTCATAGTAGGACTTATGCCAAGCTTAATAGGAGAAATAATTTTATATGCTTCATCGTAATAATATTTGTAATTTATTCTACGTTCCTCGATAGGAACATCATCAAGAGAATTAAGAATCTTAACGGGAAGACCAGAAGCAAGTCTACTTCTTTGACCAGTTATATGTTGTTCTTTCTGTATTACTACACCATCAGTAGCAACATAAAATCGAACATGTCTTTGACTCTTAACTGAAATAATTTTACCATCAACAACCTTATCATAAACAACTTCAAATTGTTTACCAACATTTTGAGTTTTACAAAAATCAAGTATATCTTGATGTTCTTTAAGTGTTTCCATGACAGGTTTATTATACTCAAAATAATTAAATACTGCAAGAGCAACAACAGGCATATCATAACCTTTCTTAAGTTCTTTAAGATATTGTTTAGGGTCAAATGCACCTTTAAACTCTATTGTACCATCAATTTGAGTATCATAATAGTTATTTACGTCACGAGATACAATATGTTTATAACGTTCACCATCAGCACCCATTTTGTTAACACTATTCCACTCATCTGTGATACGTTTAAAAACTTCTTCTTTATCAACAGGAAGTTTAATAACAATACCATCAGTATTAGCACTAACAACGTGAATACCTTCAAGTTCAAGGGCTTCAACAAGTGTCATAGTCATAAGTTGACCATTAATAGTAACTTGCATTTGAGCAAATCTATCATATAAAAAGAACAATTCACTCGTAATTATTTATATTTCTATAAATACCTGACTATATCTTAACTGAAAAATTAATAGGTTTAATAGGTTTATTATATTCAAAAAAATCATCAATTATATGTGTTGGTTGAATATTATTAAATTCTTTAGCATAACGCCATAAAAAACCTCCAGCATAATGATGTGCTTTTCTTCTAACACAACAAGAACCTATACTACTATGATTTATAGATAAAACTTTACTTGCATCAGAAATAGATTTATATTCTTTTATGAAATTACCATCTTTATCAAATTGATAAATAACTTTTTCTAAAGAATCTCTATGTCCTCCGCCTCTGTTATAATCTACATTTATAAGACTACCACCATCAGATATACGCTTATAAGTATCAATTAATTCATGTTCTAATTTAAGAGCTTCTTCAAGACTAACATCTATATGTAATATCTTAACACGAATTTTATTAATATCTTTAGCATAATCATTATAATACTTGGTACGTCTATTACCTGTCAATACAAAAGCTCTTTGCAAAGTACCTTCACCTATATAAAAAGGTTTATCTTCATTATCATAATAATGAGCATATACAACATGCCTATTATAATCTTCTAAATGATAACCATGTTTAATAGGGGTGTCTTTTACTTTATTACTACTTGTAGTAACTTTTCTATGACCAAATCTTTGTTGAGAACTACTACCTACATTGTTGCTATTTGCAACACTTACTTCAAATTTTACCATAATCAAATTCAGTTATAATTACACAACAAAGATAATAAAAAATAATTCAGTTTCGCCCATTTCCCAAAAATTTAATACAAATTTTCAGTACTCCTTTCGGATAGTCGATGAACATTACTCATACCATTATCACTAATAGTATTAAGAGTCTTTGCTGCTGATTGTCATATAATAATAGTTTTTCAAGCATTCACACTTAGACTTTCGTCTTATGTTGTAGCACTATTATCTTTACGAGTTTCCAGCAATTAGAGCGATTTTAATTGAGCAATGAATGTGAGTTCCAAGAAGTAGAC